ACAGCATAGCCCACCAGCTTGCCGTCTTCTCTGGCAGTGATGACCTTGAGTTTACCGTCATCGAACAGGTTCTTGTAGATGTCCCATACCGGGGACAGCGGAACTGCGTCCTTATTCAGAGCGATTTCTTCCCAGTGCTCGTGCAGCAGCGGGGCTATCTCCTGAAGGACTACATAGAAGTTTTCTTCAGCAAACTGCATCAGTCGCCCCCCGGGATAATGTCTGGGATGACGGCGAGCAGGGTCATCGGCAAAGGATCCCTCTGCTGAATTACTATCTGCCCGTCCTTGTTCCAGCTTGGAGACATCGTAAGATCCTTGTCGCCAGTAATCCACGAGGGGTTCTGCCCATACTGCGCTGGTAGACCATACTTTATTTCGCGCATGTGGTCCAGATCTGGCCCATACCAGCCGCCCAGAGACCTCTCGAAGCGCAAGGTCAAACGGCTGATCTTTTTGTTTTTGCCCTGAATGCTATCGGTGACGTTGCCGCCGTCTATCCGCAGGGTCTGCATCTCGGAAGTGTAGGGGAGGCCAACATGAACCCGGCTCGCTTTGTTCTGCAGGGTGACGCCCCCGTTGGTGACCGTCAGGTTGCGCTCGACGTAGCCGTTCCCCAGCGCCACCACAGACTGACCCTCGAGATGCCACAGGCCGGAGATCGAGGTCACGGCTTCCCGCACCTTGCCGCCGCTGTGGTAGACACTGAAAGAGGTGCCATCCACGTTAGAGCCGTTATTCTGCAGCTCGAACGTCGTGCTGGTGACATTCGCGACAGTGTACCCGCTGCCTTCCAGATCGGTGTCGTAGCCCCAGCCGCGAGTTGTGCTGCTGTCCGCGACCTTGATACCGGAGATGTCGACCGTGTCGCCGTTGCTGAGGCCGTGAGCTGTGGCGGTGGTGACGACCACAGGGTTGGCGTTTGTGAAGCCGGAGATGCTGATCGGGTTGTCCAGCGTCAGCCCGCTGTCCACAAAGAAGCTGTCCTGAATGTCAGTGAAGTCGCGGGTCTGCATGCGCTCGACATATTTCATGGTCGACCCGTTAACCGTGCGCTCGACGATGAAGTAGGAAAAATCGTCGTCGCCCTCGCGGATAGACGCGACCGATTTGAAATCGCCTTGCGTGGTGTGGCGTGACCAGCCGAATACGTTCTGCTCTCTAGAATAGGTAAGCGCGATGCATATGCCGTCGTCGCGGACACACCAGATCAGGTTGTGCGGGGCCTGAGCGAACGACCAGTCCGACACGCTGTTATAATCGAACAAATGGCGGGCCAATACTGAAAGATCGTTACCCGTATAGCTGTCGCTCTCGTACTTGTAGCCGAGGTCTCTGACGGTCTGGCCGGGCTGCATATAGATCACAATATCGCCGGCGAAGATGGGCAGCAGGTTTGTGGAGCCGTAGTAGGACTGCGGCTTGACCTGAATGCCGCTGGGGGTGATCACGCCGTCGATACCCTCGACCAGCCACTCGCCGCCAGATGTCAGGATGACGAGGTCGGACAGGGAGACGAAGTGCCGGATCTCGTTGACCTGACGAGAGGCAATCGTGACCGTGATCGCGTCGTCGTCCTTCTGCGGGCTGGAGAAGGACATGTTGCTGATGTTCCCAGTCTGGGACATGAAGAACTTCTGCGTGGCGTTGTCCGTGTTCCCGAACACGCGGCGCTGCTGATGATAGGTCACTGCTGACGGGTAGTCGCCGGCAGCGTTGAACGGGTTGCGCGCCTTCGGAGGCGTATCGGTGCCGTCAGGGCCTATGTTGTCGTCGTTGAATGAAGTGCCCTCGGCGCGGCCGACGAAGCCGTAGATGCCGTTCTCCTCCCTATAGATGTTGTAGGTGCCCGCGCCGGCGGCGGCGGTCCACGTCACGGTGTTGTCCCAGCCGGCGTCCTTGCTGGTCGAGCTGCTTCCCGTGGCCGGAAGGCTCTCCTCCAGCGTCTCCTCGTTCACCGCAGTGACGGCGTAGGTAAATGTGGTGCTGCCGCCCGACGCGCTAACGGACACCCCGGTCGGGGCGGCCTGAGACGGGGCGAACGAGATCACTGACAGGGACCATGCGTCGTGGTCGGTACGCGTCAGGTCGCGCGGAGCGTAGCTGGGGTGAACGATAGTCATAACGTCGGCCGACTGGACGTACCGAAGATCGAACACATCGGCCGCCAGATACGGGGTGGCCAGCTCGAATATCTTGTCGGCCGTGCCGCCGGACGTGTACGCCGTGTATCCGCTGCCGTCTATGTCAGCCCCTGCGCTGTTCTGCAGGCTGAAGGTCGTCGAGGTCAGGGACGTGATATTGAACGTGCGGCCATTGAGCTGGGTCATGCCGACAACGCCGGAGATGTAGACACTCTCCCCGGTTGACAGGCCGTGCGCGCCAGACGTTGTGACAACGACGGGATCAGCCGACGTGGCACCAGTGATGGTGAGAGACACCGAGGTATCCAGAACCTGTCCGCCGTCCTTGAAGACCCGAATGTACTGGTCCCCGAACTCTAGGATGTAGGTCTGGGTGGTATTGAACTCGAACGGGATCAGCCGGGTTGTCCCAGTGCCTTTGGTCTCGGCAACGAACTCCAGACCGGATCTATTAGTCAGCCCGCCGTGTACCTGCGGAAAGAAGTTCTCGGCCTTGTAGACCGAGGTCTTGTACTTGTCGATGTCGACGCGGGCGGCAATGGCATCAGATACCTCGCCGCCGGACATATTGGGCTGGATTACTTTGACCATCAGACGCGCGCCCGGATCCACTCAGCGTCGGGGATAGCCTCCTCTACGCCCTCGTTGCTGTCGGTCTCCCACGCGCTGTTCAACACAGCCTGCGCCTGCTGGTACAAATCAGAGGCAATCGACCGCTCCCCTATCAGAGGCATCACCAGACGAGCAGCCAGAGTGTAGGAGAAGGCCATGACGAACTCTGGATCGTAGTCTGTCGTGTCTTCGACGCGCATGGTGTAGTAGATCTCGGGCTCTTCGAGATCGCAGAGGATGACGCGCTTCCCGGATGAGTTGCGCGCCACCTCGAACTTGACCTTGGGCTGGTCCTTACCCAGAGGATTAACGATACCCAGCAGGCGGACGCAGTCTGTCGGGTACAGGAACATGTAAGTCCAGTGACCCGGCACGGTGCCGGCCAGAGCGGCCGGGGTCGTGTATTTAGTGGCGAACGCCCATGGGTGCTGGCGCAGCAAGGCATCTCGCGTGTCGTCAAACAGAAGGTTGACCTGCTCAGCCTCGGGGGTGGCCTCGTTGATATCACTGATATCGTACCTATCCCCGATATGCTGGAGGGCCAGCTTTGCGATTTGGACCTTGCTTGCCATGGCTTAATCCTCGGACTTGGCAGCCTTAGACCGTTTGGTGTCTGGCGTCGGTTTGTAATCGCGCATCGGCCGGCTGTAGGGTTTGCCGTCGATGCTCTCGACATCATACTTCGGAAGCACGATGTTGTCTGCGACATCGTGCGCGGTCCCCTTCCGGTACCGTCTGTTACCGTCGAAGAAGTCCTCCCGGAAAACTACTTTAGGCATTGCGTGTCTCCTCTATGCGGGGGAAATGGTGGGGGCCGAAGCCCCCACCACCGTTTTAGTTGGCTGCGTCAGGATACGCCTTCCAGCCCTTCGGATCGAAGGTCAGGAAAGCGTTGATCTTGCCCGCAGTCAGGGCCGCCGTGCCGACGTTCTGCTGGACGCCCAGATACCGCTCGTAAGCGACAGAGCCTTCCAGAGGAACGGCAACGACGATCTCGTAGCCTGCAACCAGAGACGCCTTCGGAATGGCGGCGCTGGCGTAGTGCAGCGTCTCCGTACCGTTCGCCGCAAGAGTTGCGGAGCCGTCGGAGACAAGCTGGAACGACACAGTCGCCGAACCAGCCGAAGTGACCGCCGTGTCCACCTGAATAACCAGATAGAGCGGCTGGCCGTTGCCAAGATCCTGCGGCGTAGCGCCGAGGTCGATGACATCGCCGACGGCCGCAAGGCCCGTCCCGGCGGTGCTGAGCGCGGTGGCATCCGCAAACTCAAGTTTCTCGTCCATAATCATGGCGATATTTCCTTCCTTCTGGGGTTAGGACACGGTGGCTTCGTTGGTACGAAGCGCGTCGCAACGGCGGATCGGAATACCGCCCCACGAGGTCTGCATCGTACCGCCGACCATATCGACCGAGAGGGTCGAGTTGGCCACCGCGTTCGAGGTCTGACGACGGAGGAACGACATGACCTGCTTGTCCATGTACCACGCGCAACGGCCGGCCGAGGTGCTCGGCAGTTCCGTCCACGCCTGATGCATGAGGTCGTTCAGGTCAGCGCCCGTCGAGATGTCGGACGTGAGCAGCGAACGGTCGATGTTGGCGATGCGCACGACATAGCGCCAGTCGCGGACAGAGAGGCCCACGTCCCAGCGATAGTGAGTGCGGTACGCCTGCATGCGGCCGTTGTTGCCGTCAGCGTTTTCGATGGTGACTTCACCCAGATCGCGCTGCTGGATGCCGGCCTTCGAGCCCTTCGGGATGATGCCGTGGCAGGTATTCGGGCCCCAGCAGATCAGCCAGACGGAGGCATTATCCGAGCCCGAACCACCGCCTGCAATGATGTTGTCGCCATTCTCAGCCGACAGGCTGTTGTAGCGAGCAGCAAGGCCGGTGAACTCTTCCGGCGCAGTGCTTTCATCACCGTAGAACAGGGTGGAGGCGAACTCCTGATTCATGCCCTCGATGTGCGGACGGTCTTCCTGAAGACGGAAAGCGGCAGGGTTGCCGGCCATATCGACCAGCGCCTTGTCCACTTCCGAGTAGTCTTCCATCATGCCTGTGTTGTCCGTAACTTGCACCGCACGGCTCTTCGTCGGCTGGACGCCGCCGTAGAGTTTGCGCCACGTCGGGGTCGGGAGACCCGAACGGATCGAGGTGCGGTGACCGGTCGTCAGGTTGCCCTCAAGGAAGGTCATGTCCATGAGGATTTCGTTCGTGGCGTTGAGGATTTCCACAACGTCAGCGATGGACCCGTCGGGATCAGTGACCTTCGCGAGGTCAGCGAGCGTCGGGTTAGAGGTGCCGAGAACTGCCATAATTAGCTCCTTTACTCAGCGGGTTTGAACATAGTGGGGTATATCCTCTCGTATCGGTTGCCGACTTCGGCTTTCGTATCGCCGGTAATCAGCTCGCTCTCCGAGATGGCTTTACCCACCCGATAGAACAGGCGGATAACCTCGGGGTGATTGCCGAGGCCCAGCCCGTCGGGGTTGCTGGCTGAGGGGCTGTCGATCAGTTTAGCCAGCTCGGGGCTGGCGTACTTCTCCATAGCCTTCTTAGCCAGACCAAGGTTCTCGGACAGCTTCTCGCCACCAAGCTCCTTGTCAACCTTAGTCGCGTCAGCCCAAGACGAAATACGCTCGCCATAAGCCTCAGCCATCGACTCCTGCGCGTTTGCAGAACGCTCGATGTCGTACTCGATGAGCTTCTGGAACTGGTCCTGCGAAAGGCCGAGGCTGTAGGCGTATTCGCCGAAGGCCTCGAGTTTCTCAGGGTCAATTTCCAACCCATCTGGCGGCGTGAACTCGTATTCCTCCGGTGTTCCGGTGGCCTCGTCCTCGCCTTCTCCGTCACCCCCGTCACCCGACAGCAGGGTCTTGGATTCCTTCTCGCCGCTCTCCTCAGCAGCGACTTGTTCTTCGGTCGTCTCCTCAGCGGCAGGCTCCGCTACCTGCTCCTCGACCGGCTCCTCAACAATCATTTCTTCGTCAGCCATGGTTCTCCTCCTTAGGGCTGGTTCAATGTGTAGACGCCAGCGAAGCTGGCAGACACTGGGTTGTTGTTGCCGCTGCTAAATGCGCGGCACTCGATGTCCGTCTTTTCCGGTATCGCGATTGGTATACTCAGGTCGGTGACGTAAGTGCCGCTTTGCAGCACGTTAATGAACAACGTCCTGAATACACCGCCGAACTCTCGCACCCTCAGCTTCGTGGTCATATAGGTGTTAGCCAGCGATACAGCAGCCGTGAAGTCCACCTGAGAGAGGTAGAAGGTGTAGCCTGCCGGGACGGTCCAGAGAGCCAACTGCGTCTGATTGTCGGTGCCCAAATTGGCGAGGACGTCCCCGGTCGGAACGAACGAACCGCTCAGCCCAGCACCGTTGGCAATATAGATAATTCCTGCAGCCGTACCTAAGCTGCCCGCAGTAAGGGCGTAGGCCCGGTACACCCTGATGTAGGTGTTGGCCGTAAGGGTCTGCACTTGACCCGTCATCGCAAAATCTTCGGAGACCTCATTGTAGTTCGCGTCCAAGCCGAATATGCGTATAGACCGAACGCCCGTGCCCCCGGCCGTGTCGTTGACGGAGGTGCTGTTGACGTACATTCTAGCGGCAGTGGTGGGGTACACATAGATACCGCCGGTTTCGCAGATCGTCTCCTC